GGTTCTGCGAGGCGCAGTATTTTTCTAGCTTAAATTTTTTTAATAAGCATGTATTTTTTTTATAAAAAATATATAATTTTTTAAAATGCCAAAAATAATAAATAACAATCACGAAAAAATGGCTAAAAAAATTGAATTTTTAGAGCTTGACGTATTAGTGCCATATGAAAAAAATACAAAAATACACAAGCAATACCAAGTTGACCAGATAATTAACTCAATTAAAGAATTTGGCTTTACAAATCCAATTTTAATCTCAAAAGAAAACGGGATTATTGCTGGTCATGGCAGATTAATGGCAGCAAAAAAATTAAAGCTAGAAAAAGTCCCAGTAATACGTCTAGACTATTTAACAACTGAGCAACAAAAAGCATATATTATTGCAGACAACAAAATAGCTGAAAATGCAGACTGGGACATTAATTTATTGGCAAATGAGTTACAGGAATTAAACGCTTTAGAATTTGACGTTTCATTATTAGGTTTTTCAGATGATGAGCTTGATAATTTTTTAAATTTAAAAATAGAAGAAGAAGAAGAAGAAGAAGAAGAAGAAGAAATAACAATAGCAAAAAATCCAGTTACAAAAAAAGGGGATATTTGGCTGCTTGGGCGGCATAGACTTTTATGTGGTGATAGTACACAACTGGAAGATTATCAAAAACTAACACAACAAAAAAAAATTGACATGCTTTTAACAGACCCTCCCTATGGCGTTGATTACGAAAATAAACGCAATGAGCTAGGAAAAAGAAAAAATAAATTGCAAAAAAGAAAAGGTTTAGAATCACACAAACAAGGAATAAAGCACAAAGACATTGCAAACGATACAAGTAAAGATTACAAACAATTTTTTACGGATTTTTTATCAATTATTGATTTTAATGATTATAATACCGTTTACTGTTTTTTAAATGGTCAAGAACTTCATAACTTAAGACTAGCTTATGAAAATTGCAAAATTAAATGGGGTGATTATTTAATATGGCTTAAAAATAACCATGTTTTAACTCGTACAGACTATAACTCAAAGCATGAGTTTATAGTTTACGGTTGGAAAGGAACGCATAAATTTTATGGACCTTCAACAGCAACAACTATTTTAGAATTTAATAAACCTCAAAAAGCTGATTTACATTCAACGATGAAACCGATTGATTTATTAGAAGAGCTTTTGTCTCATGGCAGCAAAAGAAATATGACAGTTTATGAGCCTTTTGCTGGTTCAGGTTCAACTTTAATAGCAGCAGAAAATAAGGGGCGTATTTGTTACGCTATGGAACTAGAAGAAAAATATTGTGATGTAATTATTGAACGCTGGCAAAAACTAACAGGACAAAAAGCAATTTTAGAATCTACAAAAGAAAAATATGATGATTTATGTCTGAAGAAGTAACCACAGGTAGAATTTGCAAAGAATTAGGTTTAAATAGAGGCACTTTTGACGCTTGGTTACAACGTGGATTATTAGACACTTTTATTACAAGAAAAAAAGGAAAAAGTAATTTATTTGATAAAGAAAAAATTTATAAATGGATTGCTGAAAAAAGAAGCATTAGTCAAGGTACAGCAAGGCAAGAAAAAACTTCAAACGCACCAACATTAGCGCAATCAAAAGCAATAAAAGAAGCTTATGCAGCGCAATTAGCTAAGTTAGATTATGAAGAACGTGTTAAAAACTTAGTTGATATAAAAATTTTAAAAAGATTTTTATTCAACACTGCAAGAGCAATTAGAAATAATTTATTAACGATACCAAGTCGCATTGCTTCAGAATTAGCTTATATAAGTGATGACCAAGAAATTGAAAAAATTATTCAAGATGAACTTTTACAAGTTTTAGAGGAAATACAAACGATAGATGTCAATAACTGCTGAAGAAGTAATTTATAAAGGTTTTATCAAAGGTTTTAAACCCGACCCTATCAACTTATCAGTTAGTCAATGGGCAGATGAATATAGGTTATTAAGTTCTAAGGCTTCAAGCGAGCCGGGGAAATGGCGAACTGATAGAACACCATATTTAAGAGAAATATTAGATAGTTTAAGCTCCAATAATTCTATTGAGCAAGTGGTATTTATGAAGGGCGCACAACTTGGTGCTACTGAAGCAGGCAACAACTGGCTAGGTTATATTGTAGACTTAGTCCCCGGGCCTGCAATGATGGTACAGCCTACTGTTGACATGTTAAAAAGATTAACTAAACAAAGACTAGATCCAATGTTTAGCGAAACTCCAACTTTAGCAAATAAAGTAATGGAAAAAAAAAGCCGAGATTCACAAAATACACTTTTTTTAAAAGAGTTTCCGGGCGGTTTATTATTGCTTGCTGGTGCAAATTCACCTACAGGATTAAGGTCAGCTCCAATCAGGTATTTATTTCTTGATGAGATAGACGGTTATCCAGCAGATTGTGGTGGCGAGGGTTCACCAATCAAATTAGCAGAAGCAAGAACTAGAACATTTAAAAGAAATAGAAAAATATTTTTAGTTTCAACTCCTACAGAGGAAAGAACTTCACAAATCGAGCCAGCTTTTTTAGATGGTGACCAGAGATATTTTTTTGTACCTTGCCCACATTGCAACGAATATCAAAAATTAGTTTTTGATAATTTGAGGTGGGAAAAAAATAACCCTGATAAGGTTTTTTATTCATGTTGCAAATGCGGTGAGGCAATAAACGAGGGTAGCAAAAATACAATGCTTGCAGCTGGAAAGTGGATAGCAACAGCAGAAACAAAAAACAAAAAACTTAGAAGCTATCACTTGAACAGTTTGTATTCCCCACTTGGTTGGTATTCATGGTCAGACATTGCGCGAGATTGGGAAGAGGCGCAAGGCAATGTTTTAAAATTAAAGGGTTTTGTAAACACTGTTTTAGGTGAAACTTGGAAAGATAAAGGCGAATCGCCAGAATGGGAATTTTTGTATCGCCGTAAAGAAGATTATCAACCGGGCACTATTCCAGATGGCGTATTGTTTTTAACGGCTGGTGTTGACGTACAAAAAGATAGAATAGAGTTAGAGATAGTGGGCTGGTCAAAAAATTTAGTTAGTTATTCAATAGATTATATATCAATAGTTGGCGACCCGACCCTTGCAGAAACTTGGGACAAATTAGATGCAATAAAAGACAAAATATATTTAAACAAAAAAAATAAAAAATTTCAAATTGAAAAAATGGCGATTGACACAGGTTTCAACACGCAAATTGTTTATAACTATATTAGAAATTCTAGAGATTCAAGATTAATGGCTATCAAAGGATTAAGTTCTGGTGCGTTAATGGTGGGACAACCAAAATATATAGATGTAAAAAATGATGGTAAAACTTACAGACGTGGTTTAGCTTTTTATCCAGTTGCAGTTTCTTTGATAAAAGAGGAATTATATTCTTTTTTAAATTTAGAAAAATCTGTTGATGGAACTACTCCACGTGGTTATTGCCATTTCCCAGAATATGAAGCCGAATATTTTAAGATGTTAACTGCTGAGCAAAAAAAAACAATTAGTAAAAGAGGCGTAAATGTTGCAGTTTGGGAAAAAATAAGAAATAGAAACGAGGCTTTAGATTGCAGAGTTTATGCAAGAGCTGCAGCTTATCAGTTTGGCATTGATAGATTTACAGATGAAGATTGGAAAACTTTTGAATCACGCTTAAAAGACCAAGAATTAAAAAAAGACATTGAAGTAAAAAAAACAATTAAAAGACGTAAAAGTGATTTTTGGTAGTATTATAAGGATATGAGTTTTACTCAAGCAGATTTGGACGCAATAGATAGCGCAATTAAAAGCGGAACTTTGCGTGTTGAGTATCAAGACAAGAAAGTTCAGTATAGGTCTTTGTCAGAAATGAAAGAAATTAGAAATTTAATTTTAAAAGATTTGAATACAAATCTTGGCAAACCTATTAGAGTAAATACTGAGTTTATAGATGGTTTTTAATTATGAGATTAAGTTTTTTAGAAAAAATAATTAGTTTATTTAATCCTAAATTGGCAATGCAAAGAGCTTTTTTGCGGACTGAAATGTCAGGATATAATAGCGGTTCTTATGGCAAAAGAAATAAAAACTGGAATAAAACTTTATTAGGTCCTAACGCAGCTTTTGAAAGTCAATTAAATTTGATTGTTGCTAGGTCAAGAGATTTAGTTAGAAATAATCCTTGGGCGAGAAGCGCGCGCGATAAAATTGTTTCTAATATTGTTGGTCATGGAATCAAAGGCAACATCACAGGAAACGCAAAGCTAGAGAAGCTTTGGCGTGATTGGTCAGAAACTACAAAATGTGATATTAACAATCGGCTAGATTTAGCAGGTATTCAAGAGTTGGTTTGCAATACGGTTGTCGAATCAGGGGAATGTTTAATAAAAGTTATTTATAGAAGGTCAGATTCTAATCTAGAAATTCCAATACAATTACAAATATTAGAATGTGATTATATCGACAAGACTAGAGATAATTTAACAGCAAATCGAGGCAGAAACACAATTAAAAACGGCATTGAGTATAACTCACTTGGTCAAGCAGTTGCATACTATTTGTACGACGAACACCCGGGAGAAAATTTAGGTTATTTAAACTATAGTGTAAATTCCAAAAGAGTAAAAGCAGAAAATATAATTCATATTTTCAACCCTGAGAGAAGCGGACAGAATAGAGGTATTCCTTGGTTTGCTCCAGTCGCAAATAAAATTAAAGATTTGAATGAGTATGAAGATACCCAATTAATCAGACAAAAAATATCAGCTTACTTTGCTGGTTTCATCTATGACAATGACCCAGCTTCAGCTCTTAACGGCTATGAAAAGAACGAGGATTACGAACTAAGCGATAAAGTAACTCCGGGTTTATTTGAAATTTTGCCACCAAACAAAGACATAAAATTCTCTAGTCCACCAGCAATCACTGGTTACCAAGAATACAATAGTGCTATTTTGCATAGCATTGCGGCAGGATTAAATATTACTTATGAAATGCTAACTGGTGATTTTTCACAAGTGAATTACAGCAGCGCACGAATGGGTAAGCTGGAAATGAAAAAGAAAATCACAAGATGGCAAAAAAATCTATTCACAGCAAATACTTTGCCTAGAATTTTTAAATGGTTTCTTGAAGCAGTAGAGTTGCAAAATATAAATGTAAAAAAATACCAAATAAAATGGACTGTTCCTAAATTTGAATTAGTAGACCCACAAAAAGAAATTGCTGCAATTAAAGACGAGATTAGGCTAGGCTTAAATTCACCAAGCAGCGCAATTATTGAGATGGGACGTGACCCAGAAGAAGTTTATAGCGAATGGAAAAAAGATAAAGAATTGTTTGAGTCGCTAAATTTAATTTTTGATTGCGACCCGAGCAAAATTAGTTTAGCTGGCCAAGTAAATCAACACAACCAAAATATATAGTGTAATATAAAATTATGTCAAAAAAATTCTTAAAAACCGAATTAAGTAAAATTGAAAATAACTCTTTTGACGAAGAGAAATTAACGATTGATATAAACTATTACACAGGTGCGCAAGTTTTGCGAGGTGGTTTTTTTACTGAGCCTTATTTGCTAGAGTTTGAGCAAGCACCGGGTGCAGTAATTTTGGATAGAGTTAAAAATGGTACAGCTCCATTTTTGTTAAATCACGAAAGAAGCATAGAGACTACTTTAGGCAAAATTATTGCAGCAGACGAAAAAACTGCAAAAGTAAAATTTAGTTCTAGAGAAGAATTTGCAGGTATCATTAAAGATATTAAAGATGGTATTTTATCAAGTGTATCAATGGGCGTAACTATTTTAGAGTATGAAGATATCACAAAAAAAGATGCTGAAATGCAGTCAATAAAAGCGACTAAATGGGAATTGGAAGAAATATCACTAGTTGCAGTCCCAGCAGATGGTGCAGCAACAATTTTAGAAAAATTTACAAAAACTGATGATAAAGTTTGTAAAAAAGAAAACACAGGAGAAAACGTAAAAATGGAAAAAGAACACGATTTAAAAGCGAAAGCTGAAGAAACAAAAAGAGTTTCTGAGATCATGGAACTTGCTGAAAAACACGCTTTATCAGCAGGATTCACTAAAAAAGCAGTTACTGAAAATATGTCAGTTGCTGAAGTAAAAGATAGAATCATTGAAAAATTAGCAAAAGAGTCAGAAGAAACTCACGTTACTAATATTCAAGTTTTGAAAGACGAAACCGATAATGCAAACGAGGGAATCTCAAAAGTATTAGAAGTTAGAATGTCAGGTAAAGGCAGATACGAATCTGGTAACAGATTTAACAATCTTTCTTTAGTGGAAATTGCAAAAGAAAAACTAGCTAAAAGCGGCAAATCACTTGCTGAGATTGAAATGCTATCTAAAGACAATATTGTTAGACAAGCATTATCAAACGGCACTAGCGATTTTAAAAATATTTTGCTTGATGTATCAAACAAAGTGTTACAAGATGCTTATGCTGAGCAACCTAGAACTTTCCAAAATTGGGCACGTAGAACTAGTTCTAGCGATTTCAAAAACATTAACAGTGTTAGCTTAGGTGCAGCTCCAAAACTTCAAAAAGTTTTAGAAAATGGCGAAATTAAATATGGCACAATGGCAGACAACAAAGAAACTTATAAGTTAGATTCTTATGGTCTAATTGTTCCATTTACCAGAAAAGCTATCATTAATGATGACTTAGGCGCATTTGGTAGATTAACAACAGAATTAGCGAGAGCTGCTGCGAGAACTGAAAGCGATATCATTTATAGCTTGCTTTCTAGCAATCCAGCTTTGAGCGATTCAGTTGCAGTATTCGCAAATGGACACAACAACTTAACAGATGCAAAATTAGTTAATTCTAGTGTTGGTCTTGATGAAGTAGTACAGTTGTTAATGAATCAGACAGGATTAGGTGGCGAGCCAATAGATTTAGATGCTAATTTCATTCTATGCGGACCGAATACTTATTTCACTGCAATCCGTGAAACCGCTTCAGTTGCAGCAGCACAAACAGGTAACACTAACCCACATGCTGGCAAATATGAAATAATTAAAGATTCAAGAGTAACAGGCGATGTATTTTATATTGGTGATTTAAACAATCCAGTTTTAGAATATGCGTACTTAGCAGGTAACGAAGGACCGCAATTTAATTCAGAGATTGACTTTGATACTGATGGCTTTAAATTCAAAGCAACGCATGATTTTGGTGCTGGTTTTGTAGATTATAGAGGCATGGTCAAGTCAACTAATGACAGAGCATAAATAATTTAAAAGGGAAAATAAGAAAATGAAAAATTTAGTACAGAAGGGAAATGCGTTAGATTTAACAGCTCCATCAGGTGGCGTTACTAGTGGCACTGGTTACGTAATTGGTGGAATCTTTGGTGTTGCTTCAGTTGATGCAGCAGTTGGCGAATCTTTTGCATTAGGTGTAAGCGGTGTTTATGATTTAGCTAAAGGTTCTGGCGATGTAATTGCAGAGGGCGCACAAGTTTGGTTTGACAACACAGCGAAGACAGTTGAAAACGCTTCAGCAACAGGGTTATATCCGATTGGTGTAGCGGCTAAAGCTGCTGCTTCAGGTGATGCAAC